TATCTTCTCGGGTAGTGAAGGGTGATACTTTAGCCTTCTTATCTGAACTAGTATAAATCATACCCAGCTCTTCTTTAGCAACTTTTTGAATCACAGCATTATTGAACGATTTATGACACTTGGGTGATACTGCCACAACTGAATCATCTCCGTAGAGTTTTGCATAAACCTCTTCAAAGAAATCAAATTCCTCATTCTCTGCTTGACTATAGAAACAATACATTAATATAATTAGCAGGGTAAGACAATTGAGCTCAGCTGTAGCGTATGTTCCAGATGGTTGAAATCCCTCTTTTGAAAAGAGATCCTGTAACATACACACATAGACTTCTAACTGATCATTAATCACACCGTTAGTAGCTTTTAAAGCCATATCATTGTATCCAGCTTCTGATAAAACATTCAAAATTACCTCATAAGCAACATTTCGAATGTCGGCTGGAGCTGTGATATCAAAGTCCTTGAAGTCACCATCAAAAATATAAGGGGAAAAACCAAACAGAGGATCTGCCACACTTGCGGCGTCTGCATGAATATTTACTCCCACAGCACTGAAGAATATACCACCATGTTCCACCATTAAGGAGAAGAAAGGGTATAAGAACATCCTACACAATATCAAGAAGTCAAGGGGAGGCATGTAAAACACGCGAGTTCTACCAGCCAAAACTTTCTCTTGTGGTCTGGGTTCGTCTTTTAACTTGGCAACAAACACAGGGTTACTACGCTCATCGGCAAAGTAGCACTCCAGGCGATGTTTCATGGATTCAATAACCTCCTCAGTTGGAAGACGGATAAGATATTCGTCTGTATCCTCATACACAGGGAGATGATCACTCTTCTTTCCTTTGTACCCAAATCCTGGTGATGTGGATGCATTAATTCTTCGTAGAAAAGGATCATGTTCAACTGTGTTCACGGCTGTTCTCATATCGAGAGGCTTCAAGCAGATTTTCTTCTTCTCAATAAAAGCATTGAATCTCTTCTTTAATTCCCGCGCTATACGTCTCAAAATCTTACGATTAAGATATTTGCGTGGAGAATCTATTACTTTCATAGCCTCATTCCAAGGACTGACATATTTGTCTCCCTTACCGTGGGGACGCATAAGTGGGCGGACAAAATTCTTGCCACTTATAAAGCCAAACTCTTCCAAAAAGAATTCAGCACACCGTTCATGGAAAGGAGTACGTAACAGCTTGGAATCATCATTAACAAGAACTTCACCTGGCACTTTCCCGTAGTACGCGACATTCGGGAGATGCTCATGGCGAAACAAACTCTTAATAACTGGAGGAGTGCATACAGGAATGCCCCCCTCTGACAATATCTTCAGGGGTGATCTACTTGTTAATTTCTCTATCCCTTTTAAGACATTCTGTTGAAGAGTCTCTTGTGCATAACACACATTAT